CAAAACTTGCATTTAACGCTGCCAGCTCTAAAAGCACCTTACACCACCCATCTTCTAGTAGAATAATTTACGATTTGATATGGCTTTTTAGGCGGCTGAACAATCATATAATCCTGCTCTCGCGTTACTTTCGGCTCAACTACATGAGCCATGCCTTGTACCGCTATGGTGGGCGACACATGAACTGGATAAAGCTCTAACGGACTCGACCACACTAATAGGTCTTATCCCAAACGCGCAGCTTGTCAAAATCACCGGATAACATTTTGCGCTTTACGACTTCAGCTTTTGCGTGATGATCATCCCACGCCACGCCAGCTTCTTTTAACCATTCACCCAACAGGGCTGCATCAATAACGCCAATCAATTTAGACTCGCCAAATGATTCGTTACCGTGTTCTCGCAACGCTTTGGCATATTCAAGAGATGGGTTCCAATCGTGCGTTTTCTTATGGATGATTTTGTCACCATCATCAATCCACTCTTCAGATATTTTAGCCATTAAAATCGTCCTTAAAAAAAGGGGCGTATTTCAGCCCCTTTGGTATTGCCTTTATTAAGCAGTACAGTCTGCAACCAGACCCAAGCTTTTTTCATTACGAACCACCAAAGTGGCCTCACAGAGAACTTGTCTTGTAACATTATCTCCTTGTTTAGATAATGGCTCATTCTTCATTGGGCGTAATGAGGCTAATGCCAACATATCGCTCTGTAAAATGAACACACTTCTGGTTTCTTGGTGACGCGAAGGCGTGAACGTCACGGACCCCCAGGGCGTCATGTAGATCGAAAGCAGTTGACTGACCTTGCCGTTCTGGGCAGTGGCGCGTTCATTATTATTGCCGGTAAATCCTAATGCCCTCTGGAGCTGAGCGCTGCTTAGATAAACAGTATCAGGTGTGCCGCCAGAATCCCAAACTTGCTGCATACATGTGTCGAACTTAGCTTGGTTAAAGACGGTTTGAGTACCGTTTGTACGAGCGGTTGCACCAGGTGTATTGCCTGTTGGGTTAGCACCACCACTACCGCCAATATTTGTCACATTGGTCTTGATGTAACTGGTTAAACCACCCAACTGACGGGCTGTAGTCGAATCACCAGCAACAAACGGCAAGTTAGCAAAGATGCTTGACTCCATGTCCATCTTTTGCTCTTTAGCCACTTTTAAGATTTCATGCGCCATTTGCTTGCCGTAGCCAACATTGGTAACACTCTGGTCAGTGCCAGAAATTGTCACAGCGTTTTTGAATATCTGCGTGAAATTGTGGATACGAGCAACTGAAGTGCGAGCCTCAGCTACAGTTGTGTCCCCTTCAACATGCTTGTTGCTTGAAACCGCTGGACGAAGTGTGTCCGTTTGCCACTGGTGCAACGTGTTTGATGCGGAGGTTTTTGCCATCGAACTAAGCAAAGGGACTTCGGAAGGATCTACCGAATAAATTACGGATGAGATGTCTTCCTTCAGAGCGTTTGAGTCATATGTGTCGAACGTGTTGGTAGGTTGTGCCATGATAATTCCTTAAAAATCAAAAAGTTAACTATTAAACAACAAGGCAGCAGCGTCATTGATGCTGCCAGATTTTTTCAATTTAGACATGAGCTTCTTTTCAACACTTTTAACAGATTCGCCAGTTTTCTTAACGCCAGACTTCATCAGCGGACGGGCTTTTTTAAGCTTTGCTTGCACATCACTTTTGCCCTCCAATGATTGCCGCCAAAGCATACTTTCGTGAAGAGTTCGCATGGTTCTTGCGTCTACAACTGAGCGAAGTTCAGCCTCAGTAAACCCAAGTGTTCCACCATGCTTAATTAAATTATCTTTCAGTTTTGTTGCTTTTTTAGCATCGGCAAAATCTGGAATTAATCGTTTAAGCTCTTCCTGCTGGTATTGCAAGTTAGCCTGGTTAGTTTCTGCCTGGGCTTCTTGCATAGCTTTATGGTTGTGCGCTAATTGGTTTTGATCGGCTTGATATAATCCCATGTCCTCTTTGTACTTTAGGTCCGCGTCCAGGTAACCCAGTGGGTCATCAGTAAACAGAGCTCTAGTAGGGGCAATGGGTTTGGGAACCAATCCATTTTGACTAACCTGTTGTATGTATTGATCAAGCTGCGCTCGTTGCTGATTTAAGCTGTTATATGCCTGTTCAGCCTGTTTGCGCTGCTCGGCAGCTTTTTGCATGCCATTTTGAATGTAACGCTGTCCAGAGTAGCTCTTGGTAAGATCCTGCAAACTCACCTCAACGTCTTCACCATCTACTTTGACGATAAATGTTTCGGAATTTACAGAGTCGTCTTGCTCATCGGAATCTGCCTCACCTTCATCACCTTCGTATTCATCTTCATCGTCATCGTCTGCATCTTCTGCATCGTCTGAATCGTCTGAATCTTCAACTTCGGTGTCTTCAACCTCGTCCTCTTCTACCTCTTCCGTTTCGGTATCGGTAGTTTCAACTTCGGCTGTTTCTGGCTCTTGAGCCATCAACGCTTCAACTGCATTTTCCATGCTTAACTCGGTAGTCGCTTCCACGGTGCTATCCTTTTATTTGATGCGTTTATCTCGAAAGTCTTGATCCGTTATTGCACGGGTCAAAACATTCTCAATTTCATTTAAAGCCCTTAATATTGAGTGGGCCTCTTCTCTTACTTCAATGTCATCCTTACCAGAATGTAAGAACTTGTTACATTGAGATGTTCGTATACTAACAAAAATAGCCAAAAAAGTCTCGTCTGCCAATAGCTTTTGGGCTTGATTCTTTAAAATCATTGCACATTACCTAGCCTGGGAGCGGCCTGCAGAGCCCTTACACGCTCAACATCCACCGCTGTTCCGTATTGACCCAGTATTTTTGCGGCCTCAACTAACAAATCTTGGTTCATTTTGTCACGGTTTAGGTCATCATTGGATTGCAACTCTCGGTATTTAAGTTGTAAATCAGCCAGTTCTTTACCCTGTGCGCTTTGCATTTGAGCCGCCTTAACTTGCATTTCTGCTTGGAGCTTAATCTGGTCTCCTTGCATCTTGCCCTGCATTCGCATCTGATCGCCCTGCATCTTCGCCTGAGCTTTGATCTGTTCACTGGTGATCATTGCATCAGCCACTGGATCGCCCTGCTCAACGGACTGTGCTGCCGCCTGTGCAGCCTGTTCAGCCATCTGAGCCATTAACTGAGCTTCACTTTCTGGGCTCATAGGAGCGTAATAACGATCAGCATTCTTAATGCCGCTTAAGGCCAAAGTATCTGCTAAGGTATTACGCATCATGGTCATGGTAACCAGGCCGTTAGTAGGACCGTAGGTTTGCCATATCTGCTGCTGCGTCTGGAAGGTCTGCATTAAAGCGGCTGCTTTAACATCTTCTTGGCCTGTGCCTAACCCGACATTAATTTGCATGTCCATAGAACTATTCCACACCTGTGGGTCCACGCTGATAAACTCACCGTTCAAGCGCATCATTTGCTCGTCTGGGCTGTTTTTAATGGAAACGTGTAGCATGAGTTGAAATAACCGTTTCATGCCCTCAGCGAGGTTTCTCGCCATGACTTCCACATGGCCTGCTGAGGCCTGCTGAGTTATCGCTGCTGCAGTCGCAGTGGTGTTCTGCAAAGCGTCTGCGTTAAGCCCCATAGACATCTTAGAGATGCCTGTTTTCTCTTCTACGAGCATATCAAGGTATTGGAGTGCTGGTAGGGTGGACCCTGCTACAAATGGCACTACAAGGGGGTTAACTGACCCTATTTGCTCACTGCGAATCACGGCTCCGATTTCGTTATTTAAAACGTCATCCATGATAACCAGGTCTTCGTTAACTTCTAGGCGTGGGGTGTTTACTAAGGCCACGTTGTCTAGAATGCCACGCAGTACACTAGTCGTAGTGTCCTGATCATTCATGACCAGTTCAGCCAGGCTTCTGCCGTAAAATGCATGGGGCTCTGGGTCCACATGAAAATCAGCAAAGGGTGCTTTGTCCCAGGGCTCCTGTTCTAAGATTTCATAATTAGTGCCACCGCACAAAAACTTGTGCAAAGTGGGTACGCCATCACCCTCAATGTCTATTTTTAAATACGCTTCTGTGACAATGATTGCGCGCATCGATGGGTCATTAACCGCCTCATCGTCAGAGTCTGCGTTCTCGCCAAAGCGCAATAATTTTTCCTCTCCTTCATTATTAGAGTCATCATCTTCGCCAACCAGACCGTCAATCACATCTTGATCAAAGCCCATTGCAATCAAGTCGCCTGCACGTTTCTCAGACTTGTGACAGACAATGTAAGCATCATCAATCGATTTAGCCGACCCATCGATGAAAAACTCTTCCGGAGGGATGCCTTCGATGACCATTTCGCCCTCTTCGTATTTGTGAGAAATTAACATAGAGTGGACGTTTCTAGACACCTCAATGCCCATTTCATCCATTTCCATTGTTAACTCTTGCGAGTGTTCAATAACCTCAACCTCATCATCTGCAGTCAGCATTTCAACTTCTTCATCTGACAAATTCTCATAGGTGTGAGATTCAGCAACGGTGGCGTTATTCCACCACACTTTCACAATGCCGACTTTCTTTACTAATGAGTCATGTATCGCATTGCTTAGTACGTTGTAGCCGCCTACCTTATCAAACACCCAGTGTGTATATGCCGTGGCCTGCTCTGCATTAGTCACATCTTCGCTACTCTTAGGAATAAATTCCACAAACTTATCGTTATTCAAGAACACGCGCATGAGGCCAGGCTTTGCCCCTCGCACAACATCCCTAACTTTAGTCGAGACAACCTTTGATCGGCCCTCTTCGTGGCTCAGGTCTACAACCCCATCAAAGTACTTCTGAGCGCGTTCCCGATCTTCTCTTATGTCAGTATCAACGTAATCAATTGCGGCTTCTATGGCGGCTTTAACTGCCCCCTGGATCTCGTCTTCCTTCATCTGTGTCATTACCGCTCCTCTCTACTGAATAAACTTTCTGACATGTTACCGCCAGCATTACCAGCAAGTACGACTGCAGGAGCTTGTGTCCCTGCATAAACCGATTGGTTTAATGTGGCTTTTAATCCCGTGGCAAGGGAGGCCAAGGCCGACTCATCAACTAAGGCTTTTCTTACCTCATCAGGATCGGTTGACAGTAATACTTGAACTACCTTTGCCTTGTCTTTTTCGCTAAGGCCTATGCCCATCTTTTGCATCAACACAGCGGCTATCCTGGCAGCTGCTGCAGGGTTGCCATTTCCTAGACTAATAACATCTTCTGCCATGCCCGTACCCATTCTGCCTGCTGCTGCATCAACAGACTGAGTTGAAGAGCCCGTAAGCGCAAAGTTTTCAATGTTTTTAGCCCCCTGAGCAATCTCTAGCTTATTGACTAAACTATCCAGTGAGTCTTCTGGAAACAATTGTTCAACTAGGTCTTTTAATTTAGCGTCCTCTTTTAATATCTTCCTGATTGCTGCAGACTTGCCGCCTGCTTTAGACACATCGTTTTTAATGGAAGCCATCACACCAGATCGAAGTGCATCAAGCACACTTGGGTCCACACTTTCATTCATCATTCTTTGAATCAGAATATTGGCCTGTTCTGGCGATTTATTGATTAAAGTTAAACCAGCTTTAAACGCATCTTCTTTAGAAAAGGTTAATGCTGATATGGCCCTAATCTCTTTCATTCCTTCGACAGATTCATCGATTTGCTTACGAAGCGAGTTCTGGACCTCAAACGCTGATGGGGCCAACCCCTTAGTCATTGTCTTCTCAGAAAACGATTGAGCAATTCGACCTGAGTGAGCCATAATTGCTTCAGCTTGAGCCGCTGTTGGAATCGTATTAAACACCACCTCGCCTGCTTCGTTAATTTTATAAAATGGTGCGGCTCCGGTTCTTTGCTGCATTTCTTGTGCGGCTAATTCTGCTGCTTTTGGCATCCGCTTAATAATGTTTCTTAGCTCAGTTAACAACTCACCACTGACTTTTTGTGTGTTATAGGGGGCTCTTGCGCCTGCTTCAATAACGCGCTCGGCATCAATAATTTCACCCATGCCTTGTGTGATGTTAGGGTTATCAATATTAGTCATGCCAGACCTAAGCTCATCAAAAGCTGCAGCTTCAGTTTGTTTAGTCCTTTCTGGAAAGCTGGTTTTTAATCTTGCGGAACTAGGTCCACCATCTGCAACCATTGCCTTTACAGATTCACGAAGCGTGACATTTTCAACCATAAGTTTGCCACTAGCTACATCAGCAACAATCTCATCAACAGTTTTACCGGACTCACTAGCCAAGCGTTGTATCTCGGTTTCAACGGCCTTACTGCCCCTGTTGCCAAACATGCGCCTAGCTTTGTCAATGACAGCAGAACCAAAACCTGTCACTACATCACTCACTCCCTTGCCAGAACCGCCTGTCAATGCGCCTATAGTTGCTCCACCAGGGACTCTTGACACGCGGTCACCAAGATCACCCTCGCCCGTATTAAAGGCGTAGATACCGCCCTCAGCCATGCCTATCTTAGCGGCCTGCCATAAGCGTGGAAATAGCTTTGCACCTGTGGCTGCTGTGGCTGAACCGCCTGTAAAAAACCCAGCTACAATGGCTGGTATTGCAGCCCCTGCAGTTTCGTACATGATCGAACCTATCGCGTCACTGTCTTGGTAGTCTGATAGTTTTTTACGGACTTCGGTTAACGCATCATCGTAACTAACGTCACTAAATATTGACTCATAAAAGGCCTCTGCCTCGTCAGCACTGCCAAAAGTTAACCCTTGAAACAAAGCCCTGACACGCTCTGTTTTCTCTTCTATGTCGTTGTCAGTGCTAACCTGACTAGCATTTAGCTCTGCCATTAATTCTGCTGTTGTAGCCATTATTTCGCCCCAGGTTTGAGTGAATCCATAAACTCTACTTTTTTCTTATAAGGTAGGTCTTTCCATTGCTTTTGAGTCATGCCTATCTGTGCAGCAGAAAGTGCTGGAGGAATAATCCAAGGTGGTATTGACATAGCTGGAACAATTGCAGAACCCATGTAAATATTGCCCTTTGGAATGCCAGCTTTTACGCCTAAAGCGTTATATTTCTCAATGGAGTTAATGGCTTCAACAGACCTTTCCTTGTATAGCGAAGTGGCGGCTGTAGCAATGTCGTAACGCATTTTTGGGTCCATTGCACCCGTTCCTTTTATTGCGTTATTAAACGCGGCTCGATACGCTGGAAACTTTGCGCCTGCATTAGTAACAGCTTTAACCTCGCCCTCTCTAGCCACAGAGCCTGGGTCAAGAACCTTGGCAAACGACACCGCCATTGCGTAGTCAGTCACCTGGTTAGGATCTTTAAAGAAGGTTATGATGTTGTTGTAACCCTGCTTTATAATATTGAACTGCCCAAGCTCTTGACCTAAATCATCTCTAAGTACGTTAATGTTGGCTAATTCTTCTTTATCAAATACTCGGGTGGCATTGGGGTCAACTGAAAACGCAGGCTTACCGTCATCCAAATAACGCAATACACCAAACTTATCTTTGGCTGTTTTTCGCTCAGTGGGCTTGTCACCTAACTGTATAAATTTTCCAGTAGAGCTTTGTTGCCATTGTCCTGCTGGCAGTGTTTTTAATATCTCAGGATCAGTGATCATTGAAAAAGTCTCAGCAGGCGTTTCACTGGATTTCTTTAATGCGTCCGTACCGGACATAGCCCCACTGTACACAGCTTTAGCCAGTTCAATATGCCCGTTTCTTTCCAGCCATGCGGCAGTAGCGTTTTCTTTTTTAGTTAAAAGGTCTTCAGCATTTTTGGCCTTCCGATCCTCTCTTAGCGCAGCCTGATCTGCGTATATACCTTGCTGAATAGAGCTTGTGTTGGGGTTACCGCTCATGCCAGCAAACCCAGAGGCTAGGTTAAGTGCTAGGTTTTTCTTGTCATAAAGATCCATGTTTGAAAATTTAGTGCCAATACTGTCAAATAAACTCATTAAATTAACCTCCGAAATTTGAGCCAGAAGCCGCTTTAGCACCAAGCGTTAAATAATCAAATAAGCCTGGGCTATAACTTTCAGTTTGTGTTCCTACATTAGGTGCGCCACCAACTGCTTGAAGTAAATACTGCAGGCTTTGCGCTGGTGCGCCAGTAAACCCTTGGTACTGCCCTTTAGCTTCGTTAATCAACTGCTGGTTTAATGCCTGCTGTGCTAAACCTTGCTGGTCCATTCGATCTTGGATCTGTTGTCCCATGCCAAATCCTAAATTAGCCATAGAGCCCAATTGGTTGGCTGCGTTTAAACGCTGTGATGATCCTGCTAGACCAGCCTGCTGATTAGTCATGCTTGCCTGTCGAGCCATGTTCTGCGCGTTCTGGTATCCAGTTTGACGCAATCCTGATGCCATTCTGGATGCCTGGTCTGCATAACCTCGGTTAGTTTCAGCTTCTGCTATACCGTGCCTTGAACCACCAAATGCATTGGCGGCATTTGCCTGGGCTCCACCCACATTTTGAGCCATTAGCCGACTCCGTTCTAAATCAGCCAGTGATTGATTAACCACCTGATTTTCATACGGGTTGGTGTACTGTGCTAAGTTTGCTTGAGTAGGCGCGCCAATAGGCATAGGCCGATAACCAAGCTCTGAGCCCGTTGTCATGCCTGCTTGTTGAATGCCTTGTGCTGCTGCCTGGTTGACGTTAAAACCACCGCCTTGTGCGTTGCCTGCCATAATCTTATCCTTTATAAACCGAAGCCGAAGCCGCTTTTAGCATTACCTTGTCCCAATGAACTGGATGAACTGCCACCACCACCGCTGTAACCCTGATTGCTGTTATTGTTGCCACCACCATTGCCACCGCCATAGCCACCGCCACTACTGCGTTGAACGGCTGCTGCTCTTGCTGCTGCGGCTTTTTCTTGGGCTAGTAGTGCTGCCCTTGTATTAGCCTCCGCTATTGCGGCCTGTCTATTTGATTCAATTTGCCGCTCTCTTTCTATCTGCAGGCGAATAGCGCGTTCACGCTCAATTTCATCGTTTTTAATTCTTTCAGCTTGCTTTTGTTGTTCAATTATTTGCTGTTGAACAATGGCTTCTTGTATTGCCGCTTGTTGCGCTTGCTGTTGTTGTGCATTAATTTGATCTTGCATCGCCCTAGCTTCTTGTAACCTTGGGTCCACTTGCCCTTGCCCATAATCCAACAAGCCGCCAAATCCTTGAACACCACCAAGATTATCATCGACATATGCACCTTGCATGGAGGGTAATGTTTCCATTGGCCCAGACATCGTGGCTGGCGTAGCTTGAATGCCGCCAAGGTTATCATCTACACCATTAATGCCTTGAACACCACCAAGATTATCATCGACATACATGCCACCTAATCCATCACTTTTTATAAAAGGTCTGGTCCGGTCCATTGTGTTGATGTCAGTCACAGGGACACCACGCGAATTAAACATGGGATCTCCAGTGGCGCGCTCATAAAGAGAGCCTATTAATCCACCGCCTATGTAATTTTGAACAATGTTACCAAACGCATCAACACTGCTTTGAAGCTGGTTGCCAGAGTTGGGTGGTATCGAATTAGCCAAGCCACGATCCACCTGTCCATCACCATAACCCACGGTGTAGTAATTCCCATCGTCACCGCTAAAGGTCTCACCGCCTGTCATGTCGCCCGAAAAATTCTGACGATAAATAGAGTCATAGGCATTATTTTGATTTGCTGACATGCGATTCAAATGGTCAATGTTGGCATCATTTCCATATGGGCTGCGACCATTATCACCACCACCCATATTGCTAACTGTTGGGGTGTAAGAAGTGCGCGGTCCAGAAGAGCCAGAGAACGGGTCCATGAACTGAGAGCTTAAAGCGTTATACTGGGCAGGCGCGTTGTCATACAACTCATCCAATGCCTGGTTGTAAAGGGGTGCGCTGGAATAACCCTGCACCCCTCCAGTAAACGTCTGCTGCTGTGGCAGGCCAGACATGGCGTTAAATCCCTGTGGTGCTAGGCCAAACGCGCTTGCGGCATTTCCTGTGGATTGCATTGACTGTTGCTGCATAGGCGAAAACGCAGCCACATCTGGACCATAATATGGCACATAGCCAATATCACTAACGCCCTTGGCTTTGTTAATGTTTTCAATTGCAGCACTTTCTAACCAGGCTGGAATTTCTGTAGAACCGCTTGTAGTGCCGCCTTTTGACATGCTTAAAACCTCTTTTCTAATAAAACTAGCTGTGACTTCCAGCCGATGTCTGCTAACGCTTTTGACCAGCCCTTTCGACCACTCATCGTCAAACTTTCACACTCTTGGGCTTTTGCCCAAGCGATTAAATCAGGCTGCATTCCTTTAATTTCTTCTAAATTCCCACCACCTAAAAAGACATGCAAAACCTTTTTCCTTGGGTACTTAGTAATCTCTGTAACAAGGCAAGAATTAGCTGCAGGCCATAGCTGTGATTTGCCTTCGATTATACCACGTTTAACATCCTCAAATGTGTGTGTACCCCCCGAAAACACTAGGGCATCCTCAATCCATTTCTTGCATCTGTCTAGCTCATTCATCCGACAATCCAGGCTGTTGCATTTCTAAAAACAGGGATAACAACTGCACCACCACCTGAGACAGCAGAGCCAAAACTGGGTGAGGCCGCATCAGTCACATAAGCCCGTTGTCCCACGATGCCTGCTGGCAATGTAGACACGGTGTAACCAGCATTTAACGACACACCAACAAACGTACCGTCTACAGATGTCACTGGGTATTTGGCAACTGGGTCCCATAAAATGACCCCGTTTTCTGCTGCCGACTCATCCGTGCCTTTATGACGCAGTTGTGAGCGCACCTGGACCAAGTAAGTACCAAGTCGCTGTGACCAGTTTATTAGATTGCCTCCAATCGGCTTGGGTGGTATATGCTGAAGACTCAACGCCTGCCCCCTGTGACAATTTCGACTCGGTTAATACCCACGCGCCAATCACCAGGTACAAAGGTGTCAATGCGTAATCTAACTTGTCTACCCGTTAATCGTAATGACACGGGGTTAGACATGGTAAAAGGTCCATAAGAACGCTCGACATCGTTGGGATAAAACCGCGTCTTTAACGTGGCCTTAACGTCACCTTGGTTGCGTTCATCCGGTACAAGTTGCGTAATGCTAACCACGTTGTCACCAGAGCCCACCATGATTGGACCCGTTTCCGCAAATGGGTTTAGCCCGTCATAGTTGTAGCCAACCTCATGCTCATAAATCTTCTTGTCAGTCGGGTTGGCATAAATGGGATAGCGATAAACACCAGCGTCTGCAGCAGCAGTTCTAGCAACCTGACCTATGGTCCAAGTATTTTCTTGGTAGTTAAACGACACATAACGATCATTTTCTACTCCCTCATTAGACGGGTAAAACCAGCGTATCTCGCTATACTTGGCATTAGACACCGCAACCACTTTAGCCATTTGAGCCACGTTAATATCGCTGTACACATAGTCAGCCACATCTGAATTTAATTCTTGAACAGTGCCGCCAGAGTAAATAAAGAACGACTCCTTGCCCATCCAGATTGCGCCTGTATCAACCACAGCCACCCCTTGCTTGCTGACAATGCCGCAGGATGTGCCGACCCGTTCTATGCCATAGACATAAGGCGGTCCAGAGTAAGTTGCTGTGTGAGCGTCTGTGGTGGTTAGAATCAATGATTGGTTTTGCACTCGCACACCGCATTGAATGCGTCCACTTGTTTGAAGCTCCAAGTAGCCAGCCTCATTAGTCGCTGCAGCAGACCAAACGGTGTTGTTTTCCCGATCACACCAACTGACCTTGCGTGGATTGCCACCAGAGCCCAGTGCAAATATAAACCGCTCGTCAGTAACAAGTAGTCCGGTATTACCCACAGGCGCATTGGTGA